TATATCAATGTACGCATTAGCTGGAGGTGCACTACCATCTTTGCATTTAATTTTTCCAGCAGTTTGATTGCCATCAACTTCAATAAACAGACTTTTTCCGTTTTGTGCGATTTCTCTACCAACACCATAGCCTGCTAAACCCCCGTTGTTCTTAGCTTGGAAAGGTAAAGATATATTGTAAGCAGTTGGTACTGTTCCTGATGTTGGCACATAAAAAGACCTGACCCTACAATGAACTAGATTACCAATTTTTGTATATGTAGCAACATTTGTGCTTGTTACAGTACCCGCACTACCTCCACCGTCTACAGTATAAGTAGGAGTCCATGTGCCTTCTTCGTAATCGCTAAGTGCGTTGGCTGTTGCTGTATCAGTATTGAATATAAGACCATCTTGATTTATCCTTAATCTTCTAGCACCACCAGTATAAATATCTATTTCATTACCAGAAGACTCTACTATGTAAGTATCTCCACCAGCATCTAAATAAAGTTTTGCGAGTGGTTGCAATAATAAATCACCACCTGATCCACCAATTCCAATATTGATATTACCATTTGAATTAATACGCATATGTTCTGTTGCATTTGCATAAAACACCATATTGTTAGTGCTATTATTATATTCAATCTGACCTATATTATCGTCACCTGAATCTCCAAACTGTAATTGAGCTGATGCACTAGTACCTGCAACGATTGCTAAATCTGTTTGACCACTAGAACTTACTGTAAGCTGTCTTGAAGGACTTGCGGTTCCGATTCCTACTCGTTCATTAGTAAGGTCAAGCCTCATGATGTCATTGGAGTTTGACGTTTTTCTCATTGCAAGGGCATTAGCACCTAGTACAAAAGCAAAATCTTCTTGAGAGGTATCGGTGTCGTTCATCGTGATTGTTGCACCTGAAGCATCACCGAGAGTAATATCACCACCAAAAGTAAAATTTGATCCGCTATCATCAATTTTTAAATCGTACCTTGAATCAGCAGCGTTATAAATAAAGAACCCATTACTATCTACACCGATTTGTCGGTTATCATAACTGGAACTATTTATATTAAATTGTGTTGCTGTAACTTTATTATTAAAAGTAGCTGCACCTGCTGCTGACATATCAAGGGTAAGAGCAGTTATTTCAGTTCCATCATCGTTTCCTCGCAAGATTAAATCTTTATCACTAACCAATGATTGTAAAACTAAATTGCTACTATCTTCTTTAAACTGTCCATACATAAGACCGCCATCATAGAATCTAATTTCTCCGTTATCGTCAGCACTCAGATCAATTCTTCCTGCAGCATCTATTGTTAAATCTCCACTTGATAGGTCTATTTCGGTTCCATCTATTGTGATGTTATCTACAACTACTCCTGCGTTGGCGGTAACAACACCAGATGCAGTTAATGCTGAAACACTGCTTGTTGTTGCAGTTATGCTGCTAATTAAAGCTTTCTTTAAATTGTCTGAATCTGAAGCATCGCCTATAAGCACATAATCATTGGCAGCAGCGGTAACACCGGTCTGGCCAGATAAAGCGGTTTTAGATAGTTCAGCAACAGTGATTGAGTTTGCTGCTAGATCTTCTGCGACAATCACATCGGCTGCGATTTTTGCAGACGTTACAGAGTTGTCTTGTAGTTGAGCTGTACCGACAGAGTTTGTGGCCGGAACATTGATTTCTGTTTGTGTATGTATAGTAACTTCAATGGCCACCCCGTTTGCCGGAGCTGCATCGAGAGTCAGCGTGGTCCCAGAAACAGAATAGGTAGATCTGTTCTGATAAACACCATCCAGGAATACAATCAAATTGTTTTCGTGGATAGGGTCTATTGAAAGCGTATAAGCAGTTGTGGACCCATTCCCGGTATAGGAATTGTGGTACATTGAATCGCCACTGACCGCATCAGTCAGGTGATAAACAACAATCTCCCTGGTATTGGCTGGAGCTGCCGAGAACGACAATACTGCTCCGCTTAAACTATAAGCAGATTGTGTTTGAAACACACCCTCAATAAATACAATTAGATCGTTTTCGCTGCCAGGCGTTTGGCTCAGCGTATAATCCGTAGTCGACCCATCTCCTGTAAACGCTTGTTTTACAAAAGTAGAAGTACGGGCATCGTTAACAACATCGGTCAACATGGCCGTATTTATTCTCAACTCAACCGTATCACCCGATGAAAATGCTCTAGCAGTCGTATCATCCTGGGCCCTTACAACAGTCCAGGTCGTGCCACTAACGGCAGTAACCTTAACTATTTCAAGGTTCGTAGCATCATCAATCGTAGCATAAAAGTAGTCCGACCCAGTGATTGCTGGAAAACTGGAGCTACTCGCTACCGATATACTCGTAGTGCTATTGTTAATTCCGGAAGAGAGAGTAGTTTCAGCGTTGTTACTATACTTAACGCCCATCTATTTTCTCTCCTTTTAACTAACCGTAACCGTCCAAGTAATCGTCATTGAATCAGAAGCACCCTTGTTGACCACATCGAACTCTGTTCGACAAAGCATTGTCCCGCTTGAAGCAGCATTAAAAATGCCGGCCTCAGTTAATGCACCAGTTCCTTCTCCTGCAGTGAATTGACAAACATAAGTTACTACAGCACCAGAAGAAGAGGCAGTAGTCGTAAACGCTTTTCTGCTTCCTACTTGTGTTTCAAGTGCGGTATCACCAGCTGCAGGGTTGGTTGTACCCGTACCTACTGCCATGTGTGTCATTGCTGCTGGAGAATTAGATGTTGTTTTCAACATACTTGATGCAACAAAGGTCTTGCCTGCTGTGACGACCAAATTATCAATGTCTCTTACAAGTTCGCCATTCAGCTCAATTTGTAAGCGACCAGTCATTTTTAGTTGCTCTATTACATTAGACATATTTTTTACCTATTTTTTTACTCTAAATTATGAATTTAACATAAACTCGTTAAGACCAGACTTATTAAGCTTGGCTCCACGACCTATAATCAATTCTACCAATATCGACTCAGAAATCGTAGCACTATCTGCAAAGGCAGTGCTAAAACTTATCGCTGGTGAATCAGTGAGCGTTGATGTATCAGCAAGTGCTTTGCTGAAAGTAAACGCAGTTGAATCACTAAACGAAAAAGAATCTGCGAGAGAGTCTACCCAATCCATGTAATAAGACAATGATTCTTGCATTGTCACCACATTGTTTTTGTTTAGACCTACATCTGTTCGCAGATCATCCGATGCACTTGCTGTGTCGTCCAATGCATAAGAATCCGTAAATGTTCTGGCAAAAGTCGTAACCTTTGAAAAACTATCAGACATTGATAGTGTATCCGATTTAGTTGTTTCTACCAAACTTGCCAAACTTTCAGATATGCTTAATGTATCTGAGCTGGCTTTTCCTATCTCTAAAACCCTTGTCTCTAATATCTCTTGGGTTTCATTTAAATTTTTCCCCGTTTCCCTGGTGTCGGTGTCTGAAACGCTGATCGTATCTCCAGCACTCCTGGCATATTCCAATACTTTAGAAAGGCTGTCAGCAAACGAAATGCTTTCAGTTGCTGTTTTTGCTAACGCAAGGGCAGTGGCTTCAGTAATCTGAAACTCATCAGATCTTGCTTTCCCAACCTCTAATGCCGGGGCATCACTTAAACCAAACGAATCTTCTAGCCATCTGTGTGGTGAATCTGGATCTGAGAATGCAGACATCCATAATTCAGTGTGTGCAACTTTTGCATACAGCTCAACATAAGAAGTGCTGAGATGCAGCGTTACCGTACTTAAATCAAAATGTAGATCATCAGCATCAACGCTGGTGACTTTGATCTTAGAATTGTTTTGCGTTGCGTCTAGTACCATTGGTCATTAGAAGTCATCTCTTACTTTTATTTTTATTAACTCAACAACTGTTTGTGTTTTAGATGAAGAGTTGGTGTAAGAAACCTCTCCTTCAAATGTTCCTGCGTTAGCCAAAGTGCTATTACCCAGGTTAAATGAAACAACTCCATTTGCTGCATCAGTTACCGCCCCGGTTAACGTGTCTGTCAGGGCCGTTGCCCCAACTTCCCTTACCTTCATGGTTGCTGTGCAACTTGTTAAGTTAATTGGTTTAAAAGTTGAGCTGTCTTCAGGATCCAATGTTTGGCCTGTTGCTGCCTCACTAGAATCTTTTAGAGTTACCTCTATTACAGGAAGAGTGTCTCCCTGAACCAATTCTATTGTTGTTAAATAAGCCATTATGCAAACTCCTGGTAGCGTACTGTCAGTGCAGCACCTACATTACCATATTTAGATTTTCTAACAGCTATGGCTTCTCCTTTG